CATTGAGTTTGAAAACGACTGGACCAGTTCTGGAATTTATCAAAACGGTGACATCGTCAGATACGGCGGCAATTCTTATATCGCCAAAACTTCTCACAATGCATCAGCACTAACACCTCCAAGCTCTAATACTACAGATTGGGATTTGTTTGCTACAGGATTTAGATTAGCAGGCGATTGGAATTCAGGAACACTATTTAAAGTTGGTGAAATTGTTCGCAATGGCGGATTTACCTATGTGTCTACTTTAGATAGCACTAACCAACAACCACCAAATGCTGGTTATTGGGAAAAATTAAACGAAGGTATCAAGTGGAGAAACACTTGGCTTACTGCAACAGCGTATGTGAAAGGCGATACGATCAAGTATGGTCCTATTACCTACATCTGTATTCTAGCACACACATCGGCTTACAATGCTGGACCTCCTGTTACAGGAAATCGACCAGACATTGATGTTTCAGGAACCTATTGGAATCAATTAACAGCCGGCAATGAAAACGATGTAATGACCACAACGGGTGATATCGTTTATTACAGCGGCTCCGGAGTTACAAGACTGCCAGTTGGCGCAGAAGGACAGGTACTTACTGTTGCGTCAGGCCAACCAGCTTGGGACTATTTTGGTCGTACTAAGAAAGTTTTTTATGTTGCAGAACACGGAGTTGATTCCCCAGCACCAATTTACGGACTGACTGTTGACCAACCATGGGCTAGTGTAAGATACGCAACTGAACAGATTCTCTACGGAACCGAATATCCACAGGCAGGTTTCTTATTAAGAATGAATAGAGAATTTATTCAACGTGAGGCTGCAGAATGGGTCAAATATCAAATTGCAAACCCAACAGGGATTTGGATAAGTTTCACCAACGACGATACTGCTAAATGTGAACGCGATATGGGTTTAATTGTAGATGCTATCATCTATGACTTAACACACACTGGCAACGAAAGGACCCTTACAGCAGCCAACTCATATTTTACAGCATTGGGAGTTTTAGTAACAGGTATTCAAGACGAATACTTACAAAATGCCGCTGCCATCGGTTATCTATCAACGTTAGTTACTAGTATATTGGCTAACACTGCTCCAGCCAGCAACTACCAAACATTAAATGGAGTTTCAGCAGGCAACAGAATCAAACAGATTATTAACCTAAGCTACACAGCAGAAAGCGGTGCAAACACAATCTGCACAACATTGGCAGGATACATTTCTACAGCATTAAGCTCACAATCAAAATCTGGTTTGCCAATCTTAGATTCAGCAGGCTATACGATTAATGTCAAGACAGGTCAGTTCTATGAAGTGTTACCAATCAAAGTACCTCCAAAAACTGCCATAGTTGGCGATGAACTACGCGGATCAAGAATGAGCCCGCGTGGTAAAGTCATTGCAACTAACGATAAAGCAAAATCTGTAGCAGCCCTACAGAGATTACAGGCCATTACAGCAAATATTATTTCTAATACCGCTGTAACTCCTACAACTGGTAACTCAGCAACACAATATACCAGCTTGCAAAAAGCAGGCAGTGTTGGTAGTTCTACAGCAGTAACAAGCGTACAGGCCAATGTTACTGAAATGATCGACATTGTTACAAACAATACTCCAGACGCATACGTATATCCTGACCCAACAAGTTACGGTGCCGGTTACAGTAATGCTCGTCGACTAACCCTTGCTAATAAGGCATTTATACAAGCTGAAATTACTGCCTATACTGTGTTTACCTATGGTACAACAATCAGCAGCATTGACGGCAGTGGCGAACTGTTTAACACTTCTGGATCTCACGGCTTAGCTGCCGGTGACAAAGTTGGATTTAACAGCACACAAGGCGGAGTAACGCGAGGACTAACTTATTATGTTCTAGCATCAGGCTTAACGACTACTGCATTTAAAGTTGCTGCAACTTCAACTTCATCAACTCCGGTAGATTTAACCACAGTAGCAAGTCCATCACCTGCAATGAAAGTATTAAAATATGATGCGGCAAAATGTCTAAGAGACGTAGGCTATGAAGTTGATGCATTGATATACGATTTAACCTACGGCGAAACCAGCGGTTGTAACTTAATGACAGAAATCATCGCTCGTTCATACTACAGCCAAGGTGTATTTGTTGAGCCAGCAGCAGAAAAAACTTATGCACTTGCTGCTCAAACTAGACTGTCAGCAATTATTTCTAGTATTATAACAAAAGCCGCAGTAACTGCCACTGCTGGTAATACTGTTTCACAAGATGTTAGTGGTACTGCTGGATCTGCAGGTGCAGCAACGTTTGCACAGGCTAGAGTACAAGAAGTGTATGCTACGATCAACACCGGTACTAGCCCTACAACTATTGTACCAAGTACGGCGTGGGTAGCAAGTGCGCTGGTAACTGCACGTACAACGTTAAATGCAGCTAAGGCTTCAATTCAAGCCGATGCTGTTCAATATGTTAAAGTCACATATCCAACGTTGAACTTTGATGAGACTCTTTGTTCTCGAGATGTTGGCTATATTGTAGATGCGTTAGGTTACGACCTAATGTTTGGTTCAAACTACCTATCAATCTTCAACGGTCTTTCATATCGTAGAGGTTTATCATCAACTAACATTGTGATTACAACACAGTTGGCCGCTCAACAGGCAATATTAAACTTCATATCCAAAGAAGCCACATACTATGTTGCCAGCGGAGCAGCAGTTGGAGCTGACAATCTATGGACCGACATTATTAACTATGTAAACACTGGTACTAGACCAATTGTTTCGGGTACTAATACCCCAACAATTGATTTAGACATATTAGCAGGGGCACAAAATCTATTATCAAACACTGCATTTATGCAGGCTGAAGCTACAGCCTACATTAACAACACTTACAAATCAACAGTAACAGCATCAACTGGCGGGTCAACTGACACATATACTTGTGGTTCACAGACATGGATGGTTGCTGGCGATGCTGTAAGATTTACAGGCACAGTATTTGGTGGAATTAGTACAGGAACTACCTATTACATCTTAGCCTCAGGACTAACTTCTACATCGTTTAAAGTATCTCTTACATTAGGCGGCTCCGCAGTTGATCTATCAACAGCTACTGGCTCAATGACAGTGACTTATTATTATTCTCAAAGCCGTTGTCAGAACGATGTTCGCTGCTATATCGATGCTATTGCTTACGATTTGAAATATACAGGAAATTACAGATCTGTAATGGCAGCACGTTACTACAGAAATGCATTGACTGGTTCTAAACTAGAAGATTTCTTCTATGTCAGCGATGGTTGCGGAGTAAGAAACTGTACGCTAACAGGTCTCGACGGTTCGTCAGACGGTAATACTGCAGGAGCAGGAACATATCCGTCTGGTATGATTCCAGCGAACGCATTTGGTACACAACGTCCAGCAGCAGGTGCTTATGTTTCACTTGATCCAGGCTGGGGACCAAATGACAGTACAGCATGGGTAACCACAAGATCTACTTACATACAAAACGTAACAACATTTGGTACAGGTGCAACTGGACAGAAAATTGACGGTAGCATACACGCAGGTGGTAACGATTCTATCGTTTCTAACGACTTTACACAGGTTATTTCCGCAGGTATTGGTGCGTGGGTTACTAACTTGGGACGTGCAGAACTTGTTTCTGTGTTCTCATACTACTCACATATTGGTTACCTAGCAGAAAACGGTGGTAAGATTCGTGCTACTAACGGTAACAACTCCTACGGTGATTTTGGTTCTGTAGCAGAAGGTGTTGATATTAAAGAAACGCCTGTTTATGGTTATATCAATAACCGTAATACAGAAGCAGATGTTAGAAATACGCTAACTGACGGTGTTAATAACATTTTAGTTTACGAATACGGAAATGCAGGCACTGCCTACACATCAGCAACATTAAGTATTGCTGGTGCAGGTGTTAGTGCAGCCGCAGTTCTTAGTGAATTCCGTGATGCTGCGGTTTATCAAGTAAGATTAACAGACCCGGGCGATTCTACAGGCAAGGGCGGCGCTGGTTATATCACTCAAACCAACCTAGCACAAACCGGTAACACAACCAGCATCACATTGGCGGTTGCTGATACAGCATCCAGCACAGCCTATGTAGGAATGTTGCTAACAGTTATTTCTGGCACAGGTGCAGGACAATACGGTTACATCCAAGCATACAACTCTGCAAACAAAGTTGCTACAATCTATAAAGATACTGACGGTACTGCTGGCTGGGAGCATGTTACTCCGGGTGTAGCAATTGTATCTGCATTAGATACCACAAGCCAGTATCAGATTACTCCAAGATTGGTAATTTCTGCTCCTCCTTACTCAGCAACAGCAAGAACATTGCCAAGTTCTGTAGCATGGAGAGATGTTGGATATGGTAATGGCGTAGGTACTTACACTAATTTGAACGCAACAGGAAGTGTTGGCGGATCTCTTGCAAGTTTTGATGTTACTCGAGTACAAGGTGTGTATACTGTAGCGATTAATATTCCAGGCATTTTGTATGCAGTTGGTGAAACACTAACAATTGCAGGTACAGCACTAGGCGGTACAAGCCCTGCTAACGATTTATCTATTACTATCTTAGGTGTTAACACTGGCAGCAGTGGTATTAATAGAATTTCAACAAGCGGTACTGCTGTTACAGCAAAATTTGTTGCAATCGCAGATGGCAGCGCATCGGCAGCAACATCAACAGATGGAACAACTTGGTCTACATTAACAATGCCAAGTTCATTATCATATAGATCAATAGCTTACGGAACATTCAGCGGAATTGGTCGCTATATGGCAATTGCCAGCGGTACAGCAACTTCATACTATTCAACAGACGGGTTAAACTGGACTTCGGCATCAATGTCAGCTAACACAACCTGGCAGGCTCTTGCATATGGTAACAGTAGATTTGTTGCACTTGCAACTGGATCAAACGTTACCAGCATCAGCACAGCTGGAACTACTTGGATTTCTGGAGGAACTTTACCTGCAAGCACTACATGGACAGGAATTGCCTACGGTAAAGGAGTATGGGTAGCAGTTGCATCTGGCGGAACCCAAGGAGCTAGTTCAACAGATGGCGGCTCAACTTGGGCAAGCTCGACATTACCAAGCAGCGGAACATGGACAGATGTTGCCTACGGTAACAACATGTTTATTGCTGTTCGTTCTGGCAGTACAGCGTATGCTTATAGCACTAACGGAACTACATGGACAGCTGGTACATTACCAGGCTCAGTAACTAATCCGTCTATTATCTACGGACAAGGTGTTTGGTTAGTAACTTCTGATAATGGCGTAACTGCTTACAGTTCAGATACTGGTTTAATTTGGACCACAAGAACACTAAGCACTGGAGCAAATCCAAAAAATGGTGTGTTTGGAAACCCAGGAAATGTTGGGTCATTTGTAACAGTGGCCAGCGGTACAAGTACTGTGGCAGCACAGATCAAAGCAGGTGCTACAACTAGAGCTCGTGCGTATGTTGCAAGTAATCAACTTACAGAAATTTGGATTCGTGAACCAGGATCTGGATATACTGGCAGCGCACCAACCATGACTATCACTGACCCTAACAACACAGGAGCAGATGCTACTTATACGGCGAGAGTCGGAAACGGTGCGATTGCGCAGCCGATGTGGACCAACAGAGGTACGGGATACAGCGCAGCTACTGGAACAATCTATGGTGACGGATATGCTGACAACTATCAAGTTGGTACTTATGTTGGATTCCAAAACTTAACAGGAATTCCAAAAGCTGGTTCTAACGTACAGATCGCAGGAATTGATGATGTTTGGTATAGATTAGTTACAGTTACAGGTTTACTGCCTAATTCAGATGGTACTTACAATGCCACATTACAGGTAAGCCCACCACTTGGTGTAGCTGAAGCACCTGATCATAATACTTTCTGTACTATTAGATTACGTTACTCACAGGTTCGATTAACTGGACACGACTTCTTAGATATTGGTACCGGTAATATTTTAAACACCAACTATCCAGGGTTACCATATTCTGACCCAATCCCAGCTAACGAAACAGTACAAAGTAATGGTGGACGTGTTTTCTACACATCAACTGACCAAGACGGTAACTTCCGAGTTGGTGGATTGTTCAACGTTGAGCAGGCAACTGGTATTGCTACCCTAAATGCTGACGCATTTAACATCGCAGGTTTGAACGAATTGAGCTTGGGTTCTGTAGCATTGGGTGGTTCTGGAGCAACAATTTCAGAATTCTCCACAGACCCGTTCTTTACACAGGACAGCGACTCTGTAATACCTACGCAGCGAGCAATTAAAGCGTATATTACTAGCCAAATTGGTGGTGGACAGTCTAGCTTGAACGTAAACACCCTTACAGCAGGTATAATCTACGTGGCTGGTAACCTTATCACAACTACTACGCTCGCGCAGATAAACATAAATACAAAGGTAAATTTCAAAGGCGGCATCGTGGGCGACGCTCTTGTTTTAAATTACTTTTTACTGAATTCATAATGGAGAAATTATAACATGGCAACAGGTTTATTAGGCCAAGCAGCATTGGCAGCAATTACAAATACTTCGGTATACACGGTGCCGTCAAACACGTTCACAGTATTTTCTGTAAGTGTTTTAAACAGAAGTAGCTCAGCAGCGTCTACTATTAGAATAGGACTCTGCGCATCGGCAACGCCGGCAGCAAACGGATCTGAATGGATTGAATACGATGTATCATTAGATCCGGGCGGTGTATTAGAAAGAACCGGACTTATGATGAACGCAGGAAAAATTCTTGTTGTTTACGCTTCCGGAGCACAAGTTTCTGTAAGTGCCTTTGGCATCGAAACATCTACAGTATAAATATTAGGAGAAATATAAAATGGGACGTCAAGTATCATCGTTTGGAGCAGGAAGTGTTACTAGTTTAACGCTGACATCCAACACTACAATTGCATCAGGTGTGCGTGTATTTGCCAACGCAACTTCAGGGGCATTCACAATCACATTACCAGCATCACCGGCAGACGGCGACACAGTTCAAATTATTGACGTCGCAGGTATTTGCCAAACAAACAACATCACGATCGCAAGAAACGGTTCAAAAATTCAAAACTTATCAGAAGATTTAGTCATGAATCTCAACAACGCAGCCATTACAATGATCTATTCAGGTGTAACATTTGGCTGGGTATTCATTGGACCATAATTAGGAAAATATAATGCCAAAATTATCAGACCTATTATCTACAAGAGAAATTACTTCTAACGCCACTAATCTGGAAAAAGGTAAAGTCTGGGTCGTCACTGTAGGTAGTATGTATGCTTGTACTAGAAGTGAAAGCGCATACTGCTGGAAATCTCCTGGTTGCGGAACATTAACTATTGAAATGTGGGGAGCCTCGGGCGGCGGCTCTCGTATGTGCTGTTGCGGATTTGGATTACCAGGAAACCCCGCAGCATATGCAAGAAAACAGATAGCAGTTTACCCAGACTCACACATTTGCGGATGTCCAGGAATGGCCTGTAACTCGCACAGCCTGTGTTTCGACGGTTGCGGATTGCCAACATACTTGTGTTATTCTAATGCTAGAGACTTATGTGGGTTCTCAGCAGGATGCATGTGCGCACAAGGCGGACGTGGCGGAGTAGCAATCTGTTCAACAGGTACAGGCGGATATTGTTGCTATGTGGCCAACGGCTTCTGCAATACCTTAATCGGTTCAAGTTGCGGCATTATTTGTAATCACTGCCCGGGAGCTTGGTTAGGTTGCGGGTACGGCGGAGACATTGGCTGCTGTGGTTGTATTTCTTGTGTGATATTTAAAGGTACAGGTAATGCACTTTGCCCATGCCAAACAGATACAATTCTTGCTACATCGGCAATGGTGTTTGGTGAATGCGGTGCTAACATCATTTATACACACGACGACGATAACGAACATACACAATGGAGTGGTAACGGTTATCACTCAGCGGCTCATACATTAAATTTTGCATCAAAATCACCAACAGGCGGTATTCCATTTACAATTTGTTATAACGGTAACCAACAATGCGGATGTTATGAAGCATCCGGATGTAACCCGTTATTCCCATATGGTGTTCCTGGAGGTCAACCATTCCCATGTCCAGACGTTCGTGACCATGGACGTAGAGGCGGCCACGGTGCTATTAGATTAACATATCGTGGATCAGGAATCATGGCAAACCAAAACGCTAGTGGAAAACTTGGAGGCGCATACTAACATGGCATTATTAACTCAATTATTAGGGAATAGAGAACAAGCCCAAAAAGACATGTTAGAAAAAGGCCGCATTTGGGTCTACTCCGACGGTAATATGTATTCTGGTTTCTGTAACGGCTTCTGTTGGAAGCCACCAGGATGCGGCAAAGCGATTATTGAAATTTGGGGTGCTGCAGGATCAACAGCAGAAATGTGTTGCTGTGGTCACGGTCTTCCGGGCAATCCTCCTGCTTACGTAAAAAAATGTATCTGCGTATGTCCGACAAACTATGTTTGTGGATACGTAGGACGTTCTTGCAACAACGCTGACGATTTGTGTTTCCGTGGTTGCTCAGAATCATCTTGTGTATGTTGGTTTGGATGCTCACCGTGCGGATTATCCAGCGACGGTATTGACTGTAACGCACAAGCGTCGTGGAGAGGTAATAATCCATGGGGTTGGGGTAACGAAACTAACGTACTATCACAAAACTTTAATCTTAACAATAAGAAAATCAAAGACGAAGGCTACGGATTCAAATTTGGTAACACCTGTACCGGCGGTGGCATGTGCTATAACGCAGGCCAAACCAACGGTTGCTTGTGTGCTCAAGGTGGTCACGGCGGTATAAGCTATTGCATGGATACAAAATCTCCATTCTCTTGCTACATGACAGGCTATTTCTGTGGACAGCGTGTAGGTCCTGGACACAATATGTGTGATACAGGTAACTCAGCTTGCGGGCGTGTATGTCAATGGTGTCAAAACGGTAACAACAATGCTTGTGCGTGGGGCGGAGATGTTAACTGCTGCGGCTCATATTCATGCGTTGACTTCTTAGGCTGTATTCAAACTTGTCCATGTATGACATTACATCACATTACCACTGCTGCTGGAGTTTATGCAGAAGACGGTGCAGTTATTTCATTCTACACAGACGGTGATACACCTGGTCAACGTTGGTCAGGTACAGGTACAGGTAGTTTGTTAAATTCATTACCAATGTTATCAAGAAGCCCATCACATACCATGTATTCTACATGTTGGAGTGGTGGTAACCCTTGCGGTTGTTACAACATGCAGGGATGTCATCACTTTGTTCCTTACGGTGTACCTGGTGTTGGTCCTAACCCTTGCGGTGACGTTCGAGATCACGGCATGAGAGGCGGTATGGGAATGATAAGAATTAAATATGTTCCAACTGACGGAGGCAATACGTACTAACATGGCAACTTTAAAAGCATTAGTAGAAGCTAAACTAGACCAAATTGATTGGGACGAAGTTCAACTTGAAAAAGGTAAAGTATTTGCCTACAGTTCTGGAACTGAATACAACAACTTCTTAGGTGGGGTTTGTTGGGTAGCACCAGGAACTGGTAGAGCAATTATTGATATTTGGGGGGCAGGCGGTAGTGGTGCAAAAATGTGCTGCTGCGGTGGAGGCGTTCCAGGAAACCCAGGAGCATGGGCACGTAAGTGTATCTGTGTAGTAGCAGGATGTATTGTCTGCGGATACGTTGGCCGTTCTTGCAACAACTCAAACGATTTGTGTTTCAGGGGTTGTTCAGAAGCCACTTGCTTGTGCTGGAACGGAAAGAATCAATATACCGGTGCAACAACCAGCGGCTGCATGTGCGCACAAGGCGGACGCGGTGGACTAACATTCTGTAATCCATCGGGTACACTGTTCTGCTGTTTCGTTGGCGCAAACTACTGTAACACTAACTATTCAAACGGAACTTGCGGTATTATCTGTAACTATGGTTCAGGTACAGCCAGCTGCTGTGCAGAATCATACGGCGGTGATATCAATAAGAAAGGCGGATTTAGCTGCGTTACATTCTGGACATGTTATAGTAACTGCCCATGTTCAACACAATTACACGTGGCAATTCCTCCAGGACTATTTGCCTGTGATGGCGGTGTTGTTACACACGGTGCAGAAAGTGATAACGGATTTGCCAACTGGTCAGGAATGGGATATCACCAATTTATCAACGGATTAAATGGAATGAATCGCAGCCCTGCACGTGGCGTACCGTTTAACACCTGCTGGATGTCTTCAAGAGCCTGCGGATGTTATGATGTTCAAGGATGCCAACCATTTTTCCCAACAGGCACAGGTGGCACCCCAGCTTTCCCATGCGGCGACGTTCGCGATCACGCTTGGAGAGGTGGACACGGACTAATTAGAATTACATATCAAGAAAGATAACGGAGTTATTAAATGAAAAAAGTATTCACATCAGTATTGCCAGACGAGCCATACAAAACAACAACACATTTAAACAATACAGTTGAATGTACCTATGACGGTCCAAGATATCTATTGTTAAGAATTGTTGCTGAAACCGGTGCAATATTCTGCATTGACGAAGAAGAAGAAACAATTGAAAGAATTGAAGCTTGGAAAATCGAGCCTCATAAGCTAGAAGACGAAGGGCACTATCAAGTGGTTTTAGACGCTATGGAGCACACTTGGGAAGCTGCATACGTTACTGGTTATTATACTCACGAACCATTTGACAATCCTGTCTTTACAAACCCAGATGGCACAACATGGACTTACCACTACGATGATACCAGCTGTGCAGTAGAGCAACCATTTTATGTTAACGACATGTTCCACGATAAAGCAACTGGCACTTGGAAACGTCCACGCTATCGCACACACGCTGTTGCAAAAAGAGATTTTTGGAACGGTGTAAAAGTTCAAATTGAAACGTATACTGCGGTATGTGAAGGTAGTTACCTTGAAAAAGGTTATACAGCAGAACAAGTCGCTGCATGCCAAGAACACTTAAATTGGTCATTAACTTGTGAAGAAAAATATAAAGATGTTGATCACTGGAAAATTCCATTCCCAGCACTTAAAATTACAATGACAACACAAGAAAATCATGTACCAGGGGCAAATCCAGGGGCAAATACGATTCCTCAAAATTAATTTTACCGTAAACCAAGATTAGCCTTGTGCTTTTCGTTATATGACTATATAATGAAGTACAAGGCTATTTTTTTGGAGTAAAAATTGACTAATAGATCCAAAGCATTTTTTATCAACGGCGGCGCTGGCCGCATGATTAGTGCAGTTCCAGCACTGGAAAAATATCAGGAAGAATCAGGCGACAAAGACTTTATCATAGTCTGTGAAGGCGGCACTGATGTATTCAAAGGACACCCAACACTTGACGATCATACCTATGATGTATGGCACAAAAATCTTTTTAAAGATTCACTGAGACAAAGAGAAATCGTAACAACAGAACCGTATCGTGTCTGGGAATACTATAATCAAAAATGCTCAATAGCACAGGCATTTGACATTCAGATCAATAATAAAGGCATTCGAGACCTTCCTCGCCCAACGCTAAAACTAAGCAAAGACGAATTGCTTACAGGAAGACAGCTAGTTAGTGAAGTTAAAAAGAAATTAAAAAAAGAAAAAATTGTAGTATTTCAACCATTTGGTCGCGGTATTGAATACATTGATGAAACACTTATTGATAAAACTGCACGTAGTTTTGAATTAAAAGATGTTAAATCTATTGTTAAGAAATTACAAAAAGAAGATGTTGGCATTATCATGATGAGCGAGTTTAAAGTTGATTTTTCAGACTCTAAACTCAAAGACGAAGTAGCCATGCCAGAAAGTGCAAACTTCCGCATGTGGGCAGCTATTATCAAATATGCAGACTATTTTTTAGGGTGCGACAGTTTAGGACAGCATTTGGCATACGCTATGGATCGATCAGCAGTGGTAGTTACTGGTTCAACATTTCCTATTAACGTTTCGTATCCAGATGAACCAAGTATTGAAATACTTGATATGGGTGAAATACATAGAGAGTATGATCCAATACGTATTTTCCCAGATGAAAGAGTTTCAAGATTAAACGAAAATATCATGGCTATGACCGATGATATCACAACACTAGTAGTAAATCACGTTTTAGGAAAAAAAGATGACAGTTAAATCAATTAATACACAGAAAGAACACAAGCCAGTTTGGATTGCAGCAATTGCCCGAGGACACAATTCGGGGATCTGTCTACTTAAAGATGGAGAAGTAGTATTCAGTATCGAAGAAGAACGTCTCTCAAGACAAAAATATGACGGTGGCCCATTTGCGTCGATGGTAAAGATCAAAGAGTATACTGATAAACTTGATTATCTAGTGATTGCACATACACAGCCTTTACAAGAAACTGCTGGTAAGATCGATTATACTGGTGACGATGTATACACAGGCCTTGCACGTAAATTAAATTTAATTGAAAGAAAAGTTCCAGATCTACATCGTCATCCTCAAGTTATTGATTTGGCGTTTATGCATCATAAACTACATGCTGCCTGTGCATTTTATCGTTCGGGTTGGGAAGATGCAGTATCGTTAATCGTTGACGGTGCTGGTACATTCTACCCTATGCAATACAACAATCAAGGTATTTGGTTATGGGAAGTTGAGTCTATTGTTGACTGTAACTATCCTGCAAACTTTAAGACTTTGTATAAGCATTATGGTGCTAAAGAACCAATCGCAGGTTCGTTCATTCCAGAATTTGATTCTAGCCCATTAGGCGAAGAAGGCGAAACACACATGGCCTATATTAGCGATCGTGCCGGCATTGTTAAAGTCTACGAAGGTGTAACAGAGTACTGCGGTTTTAGTGCTATCGAAGCTGGAAAGACCATGGGACTGTTTCCATACGGTAAGCCAAACGACAAGATCCCTAAACTGTTTGACGAGACAGGAAAAATTCCATTGTCAAACAGAAACTTGATGGTTCCTCGTTACCCAATGAGCTCAACTGTCAACATGAATCTATTTGATTACCTTGAAGAAATGCCAGAAGACATGGACAGTGATGTTACACTGATGCAGAACAGACGAGATTTAGCCTACGCATGTCAAACACAGACCCAAGAACAGGTTGTAAATCTTATTCGCAAGGCTGCAGAACTGTCTGGAAAGAAACGTGTGGTAATCAGCGGTGGATACGGTTTGAACTGTGTTGCTAACTATTACTATCTTGAGCAATTAAAAGATGATGGAATTGAAATTTACGTAGAACCTATCAGCAATGATGCAGGTACTGCTATCGGTGCAGCACTTATTTTCTGGCATGGTATGCAAGAAGATACAACTATTCGCCCATACGGTTCGTTGTACCTTGGTCCAGAATATACTTACACGCAAGATGAAATTGCATCAAAAGTAGCAGCAGTTGGTGGAGAACTTACTGATGCTACAGATAAAGATATTGTTAAGCTATTGCGTGAAAAGAACATTGTTACAATTTTCCAAGGACGTTCAGAAAACGGCCCACGTGCATTAGGCAATCGTAGTGTATTGTTTGATCCAACTTTCCCAGACGGTAAAGACTTTGTTAACGAAGTTAAACATCGTGAATACTTCCGTCCGTTTGCTGGATCAATTCTAGAAGAAGATGTACACGACTGGTTTGATTTACGCGGCATGAAAAGCAGCCCGCATATGATGTATGCTGTAAACTGCCAGCCCGGAATTGAAGAAAAGATTCCAAGTATTATCCATGAAGATCATACTTGCCGTATCCAAACTGTTAATCCTGAGCAGAACAAACACTACTATGATCTAATTAAAGCATTTAAAGAAGAAACAGGAATCCCAATCTTGTTTAACACCAGCTTTAATCTAGGTGGCGAACCTTTAGTAGAAACACTAGATGATGCGCTATGGACTCTGAAAAATTCAGATATCGAATATCTATATTTGCCAGAACACGGTAAACTAGTAAAAATAGGATATTAACAAAGCCCCGAAAGGGGCTTTTTTATTATCTGCTAAATAGTTGTATGTTAAATTTTGCACGTTATTTCCTTAAAGGTATCAAAAATACGCTACGCCTTCAAAATGGAGTTAATTTCTCCTATAAAGGTCCGTGGCAAACGGTTATTTCCGCCACAGTTTTAGACGAGTGGTATGTTGGCGAAATCTGTGCTGCTGAATATACAGTGGTAGTAGATGTGGGCGCAAATAGAAAAGAAATGATCAAATGCCTAGTAGTTGCAGGACCAAACCAAGCAAACTTAACAGTGTTTGGTCGAACAAACATAAATGAAAATCTTATTGATTTATCCGCTATAGTAACCGCATCGAAAGTACAACTAATAGCTCAACCAGCATCTAGCCCAGACGGCAGCACATATGATAATTCTAGTTTATTAGTAGGCAGTAAAGCATTTTTTAGCGCAACGTATTATGCTACTGTTAATGATATAACCAGTTCCCAGGTGTAAGGTGCAGTGTTACCAAAAGACTAAATACACATGTCTTAGCGGAAGTTGTAGTTGCAGTAAAATAGCGGAGATCACATGACAACCAGATATATACCCTTTGAGTCAAAAAGCGGCTTTAAAAGTCCGGGCTTTTCAGTTAATGAAAACGGTGACCTCACAGTTAGTGGAAACATAGACACCACAGGCAGTTTCAAAATCAACGGCGTACCCATTATTGATCCTAGCGATTCTATAGTCGGTCTAGATCCCGTAATTCAGCGAGCACTAGGTTTAAAAGAAATCGGAACATTAGATTATCTCAATGTTGCCGGCGACCTAGTAGTATCAAATGCTTCAACAGCTTACATTAGAATCCAAGGCGGTACAGGTCTTATAGACAACGTCAGTATTGGTTCTCAATTTCCTGCAGACGGAAATTTTACTTCATTAAATGTTGGCCCAGGCGACAGCACAGGCGAACTAACAGTTCAAGGGGACATTTACATTACCAACCCTCCAACATTATCATCACATGCAACAAGAAAAGATTATGTCGATGCACGAGTTTCGGCATTTGCAATAGCGTTTGGCGCTTAAGGAAAGATTTTAAATGGCAAAGAAAAAGATAGACTATTTTGTTTTTGAACCGGGAATTAGTAAAGATACTAGTTTGTACCCCAAAGCTGTTGCATTGTTGGTAGCAAATAAAACATTCTTACAAGAACAGGTTGTAAGATTCATCAACTACAATATTACAAACGGTATTGCTCCATACATTGGATACACGTATGCTCCATCAAAATGTACTCGAGATGTTGGATATTTTATCGACTCTATTGCACATGACCTTCAATACGGCGGCAATGTTAAATCAAGATTAACATCGGACTATTTCTGGATTGATGGCGAGCCAATGATCCGCGGTGATGTAAGCCCTGAAATTACCGGCCAAGCCTATCTAAGAGATATTGTCAGCAACTATATTTTTAGAAATATCACAGTTCCAACAACCTACGGATCGCCAACAGCTGGACAAGCACTGCAAACAAAAATCACAGGAAGTCCTGCAGAGTCGGGTGCTGACACCAGAAACGTTGAGTTATGGAATATCTTTAGAGATGTAATTTCCTACGGAACTCCGAGCATTCCTGCAAAAGAAAACGGAGTTAGCAGTATTAGACTCATGGGACGATACACCCATAGTGAAATATTATTAATCACAGACACCGAAAGTGGAAACATCATCTATAACTTTTCCGATCCATCTACGTCAATGGATATCGTTTATAAGACTGCAAAAAGCAGCGGAGATAATCAACCAGTCAGTGATTTAGATTTTCCATCTTGGTGGCAAACTGGTGATTGTATTACAACATTATATTTCTCATACGACACTTCGGCATTCACTGGTAACGACATACAGATATTTGTAGAAAATGATAGTCAGACAATTCGTCCTTGGGATTTTGGTACTGATGCTATCGAGCGTATGCGTGTTGCTGCACCGCAGGCCATGTTGGACGCTGACTTTGAGTACGGACTACAACCTACTAAATGGCAGGCAATTGGTATGATGAGAAATTATCCATCATTGTACGAATTATCAGGAACTGATATAACGGTATCTGACATATCAACAGATGCTTCGGCAAATACTGGAAACTTTGGAGCCAGCTTAATCACCGTGACAACCAACGGATCGCATGGATTTAGTACTGGCACACCAATTACAGTTAAAGGATTAGCCCCATCGGTTAGTGGATTTTCTAGGGCTGAAGGTAGCTTTTTAGTTAATAGTGTTATTTCATCAGTGACATTTACCTATTATTCATCTGCTAAGGTTGGAACTTCAACTGGTCAAAGCCTATATACATCGTATGCTCAGGTTCGTCAAGCAGGATTTTATACTGGTGCCGCAATTGGTTCAGCTACATATTCGTTGTTCAGTAATGGCTCAACACAGACTATTGTAAGTAAGTTTGATACGTTAGCAGGGTCTTTTCAAATAGCATTCAATGGCACATCGCCAACCCCTGGATCACCAATTTCCGGATCACCGTATATTCCTTCAGGCACATCAGTTAGTGGAGTAATTGGCTTATCAACTGTTAATACAAAAATAAAAACAACAACACAAACAACAGATACAGTTATCTACATCACTGATCCTACGGGTGTGCAAGCTGGTATGGCAATCGATGATGGATCAAATAATGCTATCTTCATAAACTCTATTGGAGTTAGTGGTCAATTAAATCTATCATCAGCATTTTCTCAAATTAAACAAGGCGCTAATAGAGCAACATCAAGTGTTGCAGGAACAAACTTTCCTGCAAACGGAACAGGTGCAACATTTATCGTTGATAGATCAGGTGGTGCATATACTTCTGTTGTAGATGCGGGCGATAGTACAGGAAACGGTCAAGGGTATTCTGTAGGTGACATAGTTAAAATTCTTGGCTCTGATCTTGGAGGAGTTGATGTTACTAATGACCTGTTTATCACTGTTAGTACAGTAGACAGTGCAGGAGCAATTCTTACATTTACCTATTCAGGAACAGCAGCCACTGGTGGTGCAACATATTCAAATGTTGCGCTATCATCAACCGACAGCGTGAGTGGTAGTGCTGCACAAATTACAGTGGTACGTCAAGGCGGAACTGGGTCGTATGGAATAACATTAGTTGGTGGTGGTACTGGGTTTGCTCAAGGCGATACTGTTACTTGGGACGGTACAAACTTTGGCGGCACAAGTCCTGCTAATGATATTGTTATCACAGTTGACGGGGTAGCATTTGGTACTGGAGCGATTGTTGACTTCACAGTGTCTCTTACTGCGATTGGTGTGAATGGAAATCAAACATATACAAGTATTTCTGGAATCAGCGTTGCAAATACTGGATCAGGAGCAGTATTTGATATTACAGCAGCTGAAGGAACATATTCTGCAGAAACAACTGCGGGCATTACCAGCACAGGATATCGCGTAGGAAATCGAATTGTTATCCCAGGAAATTTATTAGGTGGTGCTTCTCCATTGAATGATTGTACATTATCAGTAACAGCAGTTAGCAGTGGAAATATTACTACAGTATCAGCGTCAGGAACACCGTTCGCTGGAGCAGACATTGTCATTTACCCTTCAGTTACAATCAGTGAAGCAATCACAAATGAAATTTTAGAAGGGACTACATTAAACGTAGGAGCTATTGCAACAGTTCAGGTAGACTTTACCAGTGCGCACGGCCTGCTGCCAGGTTCAAGTATTCTATCAAGTGTCACTTCTCAACCTGCTCCGGGGTTTGCATCAACAACTAGAGCATTGACCAACAGCCAATCATGGATCAGCACAGCATTCTACGGCGGTACATTCCTTGCAATAACCTCTGATTCTGCCAGAACAAATAAATCAATTGATGGCCAGTCCTGGACCAATGTTGGTTCACTACCAGCAGCCTCTAGTTGGACCAGTATTGCAGCCGGTCCAATTAGCGGAACTACCTATTGGGTAGCTGTACAACAAACAGGAACACTTGCAGCATATTCTACAGATAACGGTGCAAACTGGACAGCAATGGGCGCATTGCCGAGTAGTGGAACATGGACGTCTGTAACTTATTTTAACGGTGTGTTTGTTGCTGTAAGATCTTCATCAAATGCTGCCGCATATTCTATCAACGGAACTACTTGGGTAGCCGCAACGTTACCTAGCACTTCTAGTTGGACTGATGTAGTTGGCGGTATTATCGGTACTTCAAATTACCTAGTTGCTGTTGCTTCAGGAGGCACAGCCGCTGCATATTCCGTAGACAACGGAGCGAACTGGGCATCGGCAACATTGCCAACCAGTTCTAACTGGTCTAGTGTTGCTTTTGGAAACGGAAGATTTGTTGCGATTGCTACCGGCAGCACGGCAGCAGCAGTTTCAATAAACGGAACAGCATGGACTACAGCGGCATTGCCTTCAAGTGCAAACTGGAACAGTATTACATTTGGCGACGACGTGTTTGTTGCAGTGACCGATGGCGGAACAACCGCAGCAACATCATTCAACGGAACAACAGGATCTTGGACAGCACAGGCATTAGCTGCATCTGGAACCTGGGAAGAAATCGCATACGGAAATTATTCAGGGCTTGGAATATTTGCCGTTGTTGGCTCAGGAAGCAATGCACTTTCAGTCAGCTTAACATCAGCTAATCATAATTTAGCAGCTGGTCCGTTTGTAATCACACAGGTTCCGACCTCAACTTCAATTAGATTCCCTGCTAGAACTACCGGGACTATCAATGCAACTGCTGCGATATCGGGTGTGTTATATGCCAGACCAGATAGTTTCTTTGTACACAGACCGTTTGACGGTGGTGTTATGTTAGGTACTGGTGGCCCACAACACGGTGCACAGGCTATTCGTCAAAGTAAAAAATATATTCGTTATCAGTCTGGTAAAGGCATTATGTATACCACAGGTGCATTATTTGCACCAAATTATAATTTAGCAAGTGCAACAGCCGCAGGATACACCACAGGTAGTTATATCACTATGAGCACTGACGATACTGACCACGGACTACAACCGGGCGGTATCATTGAAGTCACAGGATTTAATTCTTTTGAGTACAACGGAACATACACAGTTGAAAGCATACTATCTTCTAGATCTTTTAGAGTTCGTGCCCTAGTGCCGTTATCAACATTGGTTGCCGATATTGGACCTCGATGCATTCTTTCTGTTAAATCGTGGCACGGCTCAACCGTTCGCGTTGGCGCATTTGATGATCAAAACGGAATTTTCTATCAATTCGATGGCAATGAATTGTCATTGGTTAGAAGAAGTGCAACATTCCAACTAGCTGGCCAGTGCGCAATTCAAACTGAAAGCAATTTAGTTCAAGGAACAGGAACTAGATTTACTTCACAAATTAAAGTACACGACAAAGTTGTTATTCGAGGAATGACCCACACAGTTACCAGCATTACTAATGATACAACCTTAACTGTAGCTCCAGACTGGAGAGGAGTTAACAACGTTGTCGGCGTTAAAATGTGTTTGGTAAAAGAATTAGTAGTCCCGCAACACGAATGGAATATGGATAAAGGTGACGGAACTGGACCAAGCGGTTATAACATTATTCCGCAGCGTATGCAGATGATCGGTATTCAATATTCATGGTATGCGGCAGGTTTTATTGAATTCATGATCAGGGGTGCCGATGGTAAATTTGTATTCTTACACAGAATTCGTAACAGCAACATTAACTACGAAGCGTATATGCGTACAGCTAACTTACCTGTTCGTTATGAAGTTGAAAATAGATCAGCCTTAGATAAATTATCAGCAGGTTTGTCAGCAACTGCAACATCGTTATACTTAACTGATGCTTCAAGATTTCCAAGTTCCGGAACTTTATATGTTGACAATGAGTTAATTTTCTATGCTGGAAAATCAGGAAACAGATTAACTGGAGTATCTAGAGCTGCCAACTTGAGCAATTTCTCTGCAGGACAAAACAGAACCTATACAGCAGGAGCAGCAACTACACACTCTGCAGGTGCTGGCGTAGCATTGGTAAGTTGTACGATTACTCCAACTATTAACCACTGGGGTTCTGCTATTTTAACAGACGGTATGTTTGACGAAGATCGCGGTTATATCTTTAACTATGCTGCTACAGGTTTGACTGCAAGCGTCGATAAACAAACGGCATTTATGATTCGACTAGCACCTAGCGTGTCAAATGCACTGGTTGGAGATTTAGGTGAGCGTGATTTATTGAACAGAGCGCAATTATTATTAAATGAAATTTCTGTAACTGCAGACTCTGGTACTGGGGCTATCGTTGTTGAAGGAGTTTTAAATCCAAGAAACTACCCATCAGATCCGACTAAGATTACATGGAGCGGATTATCCAGTGCTGGAGCAGGCGGCCAGCCAAGTTTCGCACAGGTCGCTCTCGGTGGTGCGATTAACTGGGGCGGAACACCGTTAACAACTTCTACAGCAACAATCCAAGGAGCATTGACTGCCACTTTAGTAGCTAGGGCATTTAGTAATGTAACTAATGCAATTACTGCATTAAACTTTTCTCCAACTGGCCCAACAACAGGAAATACTACCTATCTATCTGCTCTCAGCACAGCTAGAACTGATTTCTTAATAACTAATGCTGCATACGATACGCTACTATCTACAACTCCGTTACGTGTTGGAGATACATTATCAGTAGCTACATACTTGACCAGTGGTCAACAAATCACATCTATTACTAGAAGTTATCTAGGAACAGCATACACACAGATCGTAATGAACGTTCCGGCCAATCTCAGCAGTCCTACAACAACAGGTCAGAACATTGCCATTACAGTTACATCTAGTATTTCAACCCAGTATGCCAGTGCGATCAGTACTGCAAGAACAGACTTTTTGGTACTCGATACAGACGCTACCAGCTCAGGTATAGCAGCTGGAGATACTGTACAGGTAGCTACATTCTTAACTGCGAATCAAACAGTCAGTTTAATTACTCCAGCTTATGCTAGAGTAGCTAGTATATCGTATACAAGAATTGTGTTGACTGCTGCAGGAAACGGCCTTAGTACAGCAGGTTCTGCAAATACTGTAAGCACCACTGTTACAGCATCAGGAACTGCTGCTTCTTATGCGTTCACTAACTTTTTATTCTTTACAAATGCATCGTGGAACGCATCGGGTGCTACCACTGGTACTAGGGTAGCGAGTAATTTTACTCAATTCCCAGCTGGTACATCTGTAGCTGGTATCGCATCAAGAACACTTGGCGGGATAACTGTTAGACGTGTTACATTTACACAAACGTCAGGCTCAACACTATCAGCTGCTGGAACAGTTACATTCCAATTTGGTGACGTTCAATTTGCTCTTCCGGGAGAACAGGTATTTTCATTCATTAGTAATCCCGGTTCAACAACGTCTATTAATTTGTCACAATTGAAAGAGTTGACAACCACAGCAATCGGTGGTAGAGGTGCATTCCCGAACGGGCCTGACGTATTGGCAATTAATATCTATAAGGTAGCGGGAACTGCGGTGCCAGCAGGTATTATTCTGCGTTGGGGTGAAGCTCAGGCTTAAGGAATCGTTCTTGGTCCCAAGCAAGTAGCCGACTATCTAATTGTTTTTTATATTCGGCTACTTGATTTCTATTTTCAGCTATTTCGTCAGTGGCTATTTTGCCAGTGAAAAATATCTGTTCATGAGTTCTATCAATATATTGAATATGTTCTTTCAATTTAACCAACATGTCTGTAAGTTGATTTTTTAGATTCTCGTCAGTGATCTGAGAAATTCTTTTTTGATAATTTTCGTAATCTTCAATAAATCTTTGACTATTTTGTATTAGCATCTTCGTTCTCTAATATTAATATGGTTTCAATTTTGGTTCTAATAACGGTATTATTTAATGTGACCTTCAACCCGCCATGTAGCTGATTAGGCAAATGATCCAAATCACACCATGCTATTGTTTTACTAGCAGAAGTTAAAAATTCATCTTTGGTTAGACACACGTAAGTTCCGTATTCAAAACCCTTGTCTTCAGAAATATACAATTCAATTGGCAGTAATCTACCAGGGCTATATGTTTCTAAAAGTTTTTCAGCATCGGATAATAGCGACTCTTGTCTAGAAAATGTAGGTACAGTCCACTTAGATTCTTCTAATACTAGAAGTATCCGTCCTGTTGTTTTAGCAAGAAAAAGTAATCCGGCACGCTGTTGCATACCTTTACTTATAAGCTGGGCGGTAAGAAATTCCACAAACCTGGTGCGTATTCGCCTTCAAACGCTTTAATCCACTGATCTCCATCCCAGCGATATTTGATGCCTGTACGCAGATTTTGAATATATGTTGGGTCATCACCTGTAACTGGATCCCATACAGTTACCCACGCAGTTCCACTCCATTCAATAATAGAATTAGCTTTAATTACAGGGTCTGATAAATTGAGATTTTTCCAAGCATCTGGGCCGTCATAAAGTGTTGCCGTACTAGTAACAGTTGCAGGACCATAAGATTGTCCAACATTTACACTTGAATTAACATCATCTAACATAAGGAATCTAATGCCCAACGGAATAGCAGCCTGACTGCCATACACTTCTATTGGATTGTATTTGTAAGGATCTATAATGGCATCTACAGTTCCTCTTGCAGCAACTCCTGTAATAGTACTGTTGACTAATGTGTTTTGTGGGATTGTATCTTGATCAAATGTCACTACTAGAACTGAAGGATTTACAGTATTGATGGCGTAAGTACCAATCATTTCATATCCAGAAGATTGTTTAAAAAACATTTGACTTCCGGGTTCGTATCCGCCTTGAACTGTTAGAATTCCATTCCAGTCAATCGGTTCTCCGTTTTTAATAGACTTTTGATCTAGTCCTAGTGCTAATACCGCAGCATCTGGATTGACCAATGTTACATCGTAATCGTACGGCTGACCGTTATTAGATTTAAACAATAACACTCTGTATCTATTTGAAGTTGTTTCAAATGTTCCTTTTCTTCTGTTGTAAATCAAATCTTCAAGGCTAACAATATCACCTTCTTCGCTGAATACATTGTTAATAATATTCTTAACGATTCCAAGTTTTTTAACTTTGGCCGGCGGAGTAATCCAAATTGGCATTTCAAATTCTATAGTGCTTATGTCAATCTCACTTTCTGCGCCCTGTGGAATAGTTCTAGAACTAAACGTAATAGTTTTAATATCTAAAACACTTAAACTGGTCCAATCAATATAGTTGTCAGTAGTCTGTATTTCTAAACTTGGATTGAATAAAACTAAAAGCTGCTCCATTAACTGTAATTTTTGATCAGTATTGCTGGTCCAGATGTCTGCTTTCATAGAAAGTTTATATGGGGTTGGCATTAATCTTTCAACAGTATACCCACCGCCTTGACTGCTTCCGTACTCTATTTGTCCGCTGTTGTCGCTCCATTTTCTTTCACGAATATTAACCTTGCTGACAAAGGTTGCATCTGAAATTCTAGTAGAATCTGTTTCTAACCCAGAAATATAGCAGGCAATTTTTGGAACCGTGGACATTTTATTTTCAGAATTGTCTTTGATTAAACTGGCAACTTGTCGAGTCATATCACCATACATCACAGGAACTTCTCGTTGTTCACCGTCTCCTGCTTGATATTTAAAACCTATAAACACACGCATAAACTGTGTGACATAGCGTCTTATCTGTCCGTCGTAAAAGAAATCCATTATTCGTCCGCCTGTGGTCTTAATGCCTTAGATAGGCTTTGTTTTTCTTCAATGTTATGTCCGTCAATTACATTGGTAGTATTGTTGTTAATGAAACTGGTTTTCTGTGTAACACGAATCTGTTGCCATTTTGCAATGTCTGCTGATGGACGAATTCCTAAGTTGTTATTAACTTTAGATACGTATTCTGCATTATTAAATTTAACAAGATCGTTCTTCTGATAGGTTGCACCAACAGTCCACAGACCTTGATTGACAGTACCATCATGAGAACCTCTATTGCTCATAGTCATACGCACATTATCTTCCTGTTTAACCCAACGTGTTCCATTATAACGGAATAATCTATTTGGCAAATAGTCTGTTCTTAGAGCAAACTGACCTTCAACTGGACTGTTAGGAAATGCAATTCCTGCAGTGAATGGTGCTCCATTTTGCGGAATGCCATCTTGTGTAATGTATCCTCGATAACCTTTCTGTGCCGCCGATAACAACATGGTGCTGGCTGTTGATCCAACATACACCGGATTGCCTTCATCGTCAAATAATAAATTACCAGCATCATCGGTTGCCTGTGTTTCTACAGAAGCATCTAATACTTCAGAATCAACAGTTGTTAAAATTGAATCACCCTGGGCATCTGTTTGCAAGGTATAGAAACTAGTAGTATCAAAACCACTTCTTGGCACATCGGCCTCTGCTTGATCAAGAACTGCCTGCGTAATCTGCATTTCTTTCTCATACGTACTCATGATATCTCGTAGAGTAGTTGTTCCGTCCTCGCCAGTATCGTCTGCAAGTCCGTCAAGTATATCTTTAAATTCTTGACTGTCTACCATTGGTTTACATTTTGCACGATATAAATGTGGATACCAAGTAGCTGAAAATCCTTCAGCAGCACGGGTAACTTCTTCAATAACATAAAAACGTTTTAGAGCAAATTGTAAATCGTTAAGTGCATGGTCATCTTTTAGATGAGGTAATTCAATAACGTCCCCCGCTATAAGTTTTCTTCCTATTTTTTCAATAGTGTCGTTGATATGGAAGGTTACAAATATTGTGTCGTTCTGTAAAAATAATCCAAATTGACTTAGGTTAAAATCTAAATCTTGTATATTGTAAACACCACGTAGTGTAAAAATGTCAGGTTCGTATTTTCTATCTCTGTTTTCTAAAAACAGTAGATCTTGAATTTGCGATGGATTTGTACTAGAGTATGTAGGAGTAGTTGGTGTATCATTGATAGAACTTCCTGGTCCTAGATACTTGTGTATAAGCACGTCGACTCCGCCTACTTGGAACATTTCCCAAATAGTTTTATCGATAAACTTGTAATCATTGCCCTTTTCGGGACGGTATAAGCTGAGTCTTGGCATAGTCATATATTTACCGCTACGATAAATAGTTATATGAGCTCAACTGATCAAGCAAAACAACAGGTTTTTAACTACTGCAAAACCATGCTAGGCGATGGCATGATTGATGTAGAATTAGATCCTATACACTATGAAACAGCACTTAATCGTGCCCTAGCAGTTTTCCGTCAACGCAGCGATAACGCTGTAGAAGAAAGCTATGCATTTCTAACATTAACAGAAGCCCAAAACGAATATATTCTACCTCAAGAAATACAGCAGGTAAGGCAGATATTTCGTCGAAGCGTAGGATCTAGAACGGGTAACGGAACAGGCGGCACTGTTTTTGAACCATTCAACATGGCCTATACTAACACTTATTTGCTAGCCAGTACAAATATGGGTGGGTTACTAACTTACGAATTGTTTGCTCAATACCAAGAACTAGTTGGTAAAATGTTTGGTAGTTACATTAACTTTACATGGCATCCACAAAGTCGTAAACTTATAATTCATCAACGTCCTCGAGGAGAGGAAAGCGTGATGTTGCAGGTTTACAATACCAAACCAGACTTTGCTATCATTGACGATGTGTATTCGGGGCAATGGATTAAAGATTATAGTCTTGCCAACTGTAAAATGATGCTGGGTCAAGCACGTGAAAAGTTTGCTCAAATTGCAGGACCACAGGGCGGTACTGGATTGAACGGTGCGGCTATGAAAACCGAAGCCCAGGCAGAAATTGATAAATTGGATGAGGCACTTAAAACCGGAATCACTACCCAAGGTTGGGGTTGGGTAATTGGTTAAATTCCTTTGACTTTTTAGTAAATCTATATTATAATAGTCTTATAGGAGACAATTATGATCATAGGTATTTGCGGTTTTATCGGCAGCGGCAAGGACACAGTCGCTGACTATCTAGTTAACTTCCACGAATTTAGACGAGAATCATTTGCAAGCACACTTAAAGATGCTGTGGCAAATGTCTTTGGCTGGGACCGAACAATGCTTGAAGGGCGCACTAAAGAAGCACGTGAGTGGCGCGAACAAGTAGATCCTTGGTGGGCCGAACGATTAGATATGCCTACACTCACTCCTCGGTGGGTATTACAATTCTGGGGTACTGAAGTTTGCCGCAAAAGTTTCCACGATGATATTTGGATTGCCAGCTTAGAAAACAAAATCCGCAACAGCAAAGACAATGTGGTGATCAGTGATTGTCGCTTTCCTAATGAAATCTCCGCAATTAAAAATGCCGGTGGAACGATTGTTTGGGTACAGAGAGGTGCGTTACCCGAATGGTACGAACACGCTGTAGCTGCTAACAAAGGTTCAAATCTAGCAATCAACGAAATGAAAAGATTAGGAATCCATGCCAGCGAATGGGCTTGGTTAGGCAGTAAGTTTGATATTATTATTGATAATAACGGTACTATCGATCAGTTGTATCAACAGTCTGCAAATTTGTTAGAAATCGGCAATGAGGTCTCCTTGTTTCCAAGCAATACCCTCTTTGCCTAATATCTGAGCACAGTTACAGCAGACTGTTTTTAAGTTGCTGTACCTGCAATTATCGAGATTTCCGTCTATGTGAAATACACGGAAAACTTCTTTATGCTGCGATTTAAACCCGCACTTTTCACATTGCGATTTCATTTGGTAACCTAACTGCTGCCATCGCGGAATACCGTGTCCAATTCCGTGACTCATACAGACTTCACACAGTTTACGGTAGTAAACCCTTCCGTTCTTTTTATAGTTTATCGCTTTAGGGCGATATCCGCACTTGCAAAGTGGTCTCATAAAGATATTTACACCTTTTTTGCCCCTTTTTCAATAAGGTAAAGAAGCCAATTTTCCTATTAACCGCTAAATACTTTGAGAAACACTATTACCAGGAGAAATAGGGAATGGCAACATTACAATCACCAGGCGTATCAGTTACGGTAGTCGACGAGAGTTTTTACACACCAGCAGAACCTGGTACAACTCCTCTTATTATTGTAGCTACAGCCCAAGATAAACTAAATGGAGCAGGTACGAGCACTGCTTCAGGAACTACAAAAGCAAATGCCGGACAGGCATTTAAAATGACAAGCCAAAAAGATCTAGTAGATACTTTTGGTGTACCATTTTTTGAAAAGACAGCTTCATCAAACCCAATACACGGTGGCGAGCGCAACGAATATGGTTTGTTAGCAGCTTACAGTTTGTTAGGTGTTAGCAATGCTGCTTTCATTGTACGTGCAGACGTAGATTTAGCTCAACTAGAAGGTTCAGCAAACGCCCCGGGAGCAATGCCAGATGATGGCGCATGGTGGATTGATTCACAAACTTCAGTTTGGGGAATTCAAGAATGGAACGGCAATGCAGCTAGTACAGTTGGCGGACAAAAATTCACAACAAAAAGCCCAATCGTTTTAACAGACGACAACGCAGCTAAAATTACCAGCGGCATGCCAAAAGATTCTGTAGGTACTATTGGCGATTACGCTGTGGTATTACAAGATTCTGCAACAGACAAAACAGCTAGAATTTATTACAAATCCGCAGGTAACGTTGCCTACGGTGTCCAAGCAGGCGAATGGGTGCTACTTGGAAGTGCTGAATGGAAGGCGAGTTTTGCAATTGCTGGCGGAAAACAAGCATACGCAATTCCAGCTGCAACTGTTGGAATTAAATTCAACGGTGGCTCAACAATTAGTATTTTAAATACAGACACTGCATCCGCAGCAGCAACTAAAATCAGCGGAGCTGGCGGTGGCATCAAAGCAAACGTAGATAGTTCTGGTAGATTGTATGTCTATGCAGACGGCACATCAAACAACGGTTTAGTTACTATTGCATTTGTTTCTGGTTCAGATGCAGATAAAGCAAAATTAGGTATTGTTGCAGGAACTTACAAAGTACCAGCATTACAACAAACACCACATACACAAGTTCCACAATGGAAAAGATCCTCACCGGACTACAATGACGGTCAAGCAACAGGTTCTGTATGGATTAAGACCACTGAGCCAAACGGCGGCGCTCGCATAAGAGTTAAACGTTGGGACAGCGGTTCAGAAACTTGGGTCAGCTACGAATGTCCAATGTACAAATCAAATAGCCAAGCAATTTATTTCCTAGACCGTTCAGGTGGCGGAGCTGGATTAGCAGCTAATGACTTATACGTTGAAACAAATGCTAACGAAGAAGACGGATTAGATATAACTCCAGAAACAGCAGTTTTTAAATTCTTTAAAAGAAAAACAGCAGGTGTTACAACGGTAGTTTCAGCAGTTGCAGGAGTTGCAAGTGCAGGAACATATAGTTTTGGTATGGCTGAAACTGTAATTGGCAGCAAAGAACTTTCTACAGCAAAAACAATTTCAATAACATTAACCCACAGTGCGGGTACAGATGCTGATAGGATTGCTACTGCAATCAATGCAGCAGGTTTTGTCAACGTTGAAGCTAGTGTTACCACAGACAACCGTGTACAACTTGTACACAAATTAGGTGGCGATATTAGATTCACAGAAGGCACCGGCGGTGTTATTGGTGATCTATTTGCAGGTCAAACAAATGTATACGATAAAGAAATCGGCGACAGCACATTTGACTACAGAGCTAGTTTATGGGCACCATTAATTGACAGTTCAGCACAGGTAACTGCCGATGAACCATTAAATGAGCCATCAGATGGACAACTATGGTACAATCCAGAATTTAGCGAAGTGGACATTATGGTACACAACGGACAAATTTGGGTTGGTTACAGAGCTGTTGGATCTCCATACAGCACTAAATCATCAAATGATACAGGTTATGCACCGATGGTTTCTGCTTCAAATCCATACGTTGCAGGCGAAACAGTCAACGGCGACCTTTGGATCAGCACAGCAGATTTAGAAAACTTCCCAACAATTTATCGATACAACGATTCGATTAGCGGCCCTGCATCAACAAAATGGGAACTAGTTGACAAGACTGATCAACAAACAGAATCAGGAATTTTATTCGCTGATGCACGTTGGGGTGACGATGGATCAGTAACACCTTCAACACAAACATCAATCGAAGACTTATTGATCAGCAACTTTGTTGATTTTGACAGTCCGGATCCATCACTATACCCACAAGGTATGCTACTATGGAACTTGCGTAGAAGTGGTGGTAACGTTAAGAAATATAGAAACAGCTACATTAATCAAGCACAAGATAACGAGCGTTACAAAGCAGGCCTAACACAAAGCGATGGTGGTTTTGCTCCAACAAGTGGCGACAGCATGAGTGCATACGCAACTGACCGCTGGGTTACAGCAAGTCCGAACAATGAAGACGGTTCAGGCAGCTTTGGTCGTCATGCACAACGTGGTGTTGTTGTTGCAGCACTTAAGAGTGTTGTTGACACAAGCTCATCAATCCGTGACGAAGAACGTCGTAACTTTAACTTGATCGCTGCGCCTGGATACACTGAGCTACTAAGCAACTTGATCAACTTAAACATTGATCGTGGCTTAACAGCGTTTGTGGTTGGCGATACACCATTCCGTTTACCAGCAGATGCTACAAGTTTAACTAACTGGGGTTCAAACGCCGAGTTAGTAACAGACAACGGCGATATGGGCCTAGTGTCATATGATGAATATGCAGCGGTATTTTACCCAAGCGGCTTCACTACAGACTTAGGTGGTTCTAATGCAGTTGTTCCTCCAGCACATATGATGCTAAAAACTATCGCACTAAGTGACAATGTTGCTTATCCATGGTTTGCACCAGCTGGTACAAGACGCGGCGGCATTACTAACGCAACAGCAGTTGGTTATATTGATGCACTAAGCGGCGAATTCCAGACAGTAGCATTAAACGAAGGACAACGCGATACATTATATGATCTAAAAATTAACCCGATCACATTCTTTAACGGTGTTGGTTTAGTTAACTACGGTCAAAAAACTCGTGCTAGAAATGCTTCTGCACTAGATAGAATTAACGTAGCACGTTTGGTAGTGTATCTACGTAGCCAGTTGAATAAACTTGCTCGCCCATACATCTTTGAACCAAATGATAAAATCACACGTGATGAAATCAAACAAGCATGTGAAAGTTTGTTGCTTGAATTAGTAGGTTTAAGAGCCCTATACGACTTTGCAGTTGTATGTGATGAAAGCAATAACACACCTGCAAGGATCGACCGCAATGAATTGTATGTAGACATTGCAATTGAGCCAGTAAAAGCAGTTGAATTCATTTACATTCCATTACGTGTCAAGAACACAGGAGAGATTTAAAAATGCCTATTACCTCATTAAATAACATGACAGTTCCAACGGCTGGAGGTACGCAAGTACTTCTAATGCCTAAACTGAAATATCGCTTTAGAGTGACTCTCCTAGGCTTTGGTGTTTCAGCAGCAACTGAATTAACAAAACAAGTTGCAGACGTAACTCGTCCTAAAGTAAACTTTGAAGAAATTGCTTTAGATGTTTACAACAGTAAAGTTTACCTAGCTGGTAAACCAAGCTTCGAAACATTAACATTAACACTACGTGATGATGCTAGTGGTGAAGTGCAAAAACTAGTTGGACAACAAATCCAGAAACAATTCGACTTCTTAGAACAAGCATCTGCACGTTCTGGTATCGATTACAAGTTTACAACACGTATTGAAGTATTAGACGGTGGAAACGCTGCTCTAACACCAAACGTTCTAGAAACAATTAATATGTATGGTTGTATTGTTATGAACGCAGATTACGGTGATATGAACTATGGTACAAACGAAGCAGCAACAGTAGCATTAACCATCCGCTTTGATAACATGGAGCAATGGGGTGCTGGTGCAGCAGACGTTGGTGTTGGTATTGGTGCAACAGTTGGTCGAACACTTGGCCAAGCTGTTACTGGTGCTGGTACACAAACAGCTTAATAGTAACATTAACAAAGAACCCGAGTTTAACTCGGGTTTTTTTGTGACATAAATATTGTATGGCAAATAAATTCACACGTTTCTTAAACGACTTCGCTTCCGGTGCTGTTAAAGGTATTACTAATCCTAAGGGCTTGGTATCTAACTGGCAACATGCTACTAGAATTTTTATCGATGACACCTATCGATTATCGCCTAGAACGAAATTCATGTTCTATGTGCGTTTTGAGATTGACTCGTCAGCACATAAAGCACCTTCATTTACAGCAAAGCACGGCACCGAAGTGGGTATGTTAGTAAAGTCAGCTGACTTGCCCAAGTATAGTTTTGATACAACTGTAAAAAATCAATACAACAGAAAAAAAGTTGTTTACAAACAGATTAATTATGATGCAGTCAATATCACAATGCATGATGACAATGCCGGTATTGTAAATGCACTATGGGCAATTTATTACGGTTACTATATTGCAGATAGATCACAACCTCTAGCAGCGTACGAAGCAACGCAATTAAGACCTACAAAAACTCCAAAAGACAATTTTAGATATGGTATGGATAATGATATTAAAACACCATTCTTCAAATCTATCAGTATCTATACCATGAGTCGAAGAAGATTTTTAGGATACACATTGGTAAATCCTAAAATTAAATCTTGGAATCACGGATCAGTAGCATATTCAGAAAGCGACACACTTGAGAGTCAGATGACTCTTGAATATGAAGCTGTAAAATATTCAGCTGGAACTGTTAAAGTTAACAATCCTAAAGGATTTGCCACTCTACATTATGATACAGTACCAAGCCCATTGAGTGTTGCCGGTGGCGGCGTAAGTAACCTTGCTGGCGAAGGTGGAGTATTAGATGGACTAGAACAGATCTTTGGTGATATTAGTAGTGGAAATGCATTTGACAGCGTTGGTGGCTTTTTAGGAACCGCAATTAAATCAATTAACACATATAAAAACTTCAAAGGACTTACTAAAGAAGGACTTAAAAACGAAGCAATTAATATTTTAAGTAATCCTTCAAACATTGCCACAGCAGTGTCGACAGTCGGTGGATATGTTGGAACTATATTTCCAAAGAGTACTAATGCCCAAGAAACAACGCCGGCTACTCAGAGGCAAATGGCGGGTGGGGAGAACATAGCATAATGGCTACCAATCTACCATCAACCGTCGTACAAGATAGTGCAGCAGGCACCAAATTATTTTTTGACAACTATGGCGACGAACCTTTAGAATTTAATGCTGTAGACGTTGCAGCGGCAACAGCATTTTTTGAAAAAAGAGGATTCGGTCAAGAGGCTGCTATAGTAGTAGCAACTACCGTTTTAAAACAAGCAAAGCTAGACAACACGCCTATTTTTAAATTATTAGACACATTAGGCGAATATCCAAATATGGATATTAGTGCATTAGTAGGTGAAATTCTAAACAACAATAGAACTCCTATATCAACATTAGGGTTTAGAACAAAACCCGTTATGCCTACACAAATTAGAAATATATTACCATAATGGCAAAATTTGCTCAGGGTCGATTTGATATGAAGAATCCTGATAAGTACATTGGGATTAAAACGCCATTGGCTCGCAGCAGTTGGGAGTTTGTGTTTATGCGAATGCTAGACGAACATCCTAGTGTAGAAAAATGGGCCAGCGAATCAATTCAAATTCCTTATCGAGATCCCCTCACTGGCAAAAGCACAATATATGTTCCGGACTTTTTTATCAACTATGTAGATAAGAATGGCAAAAAACACGCCGAAGTTGTAGAAATAAAACCATTGAGTCAAACCAAGTTGGAAAACGTTGGCAAAAGCCAATACAATCAACAGCAGTATGTTAAAAATATGGCAAAATGGGAAGCAGCACAAGCATGGTGCAAGCAAAAAGGTGTCAGATTTCGTATTGTAAATGAAGGGGATATTTTCCATCAGGGTGGAAAACGTAGATAAGTAAAGTATGACTAAAAAATTAGAAGAACTTTTTAATCTAGACGAAGTTAAACCGCAAGAAGAACCTGCGGTTGAAAAACCCACGCACGAAGAAGTACAGAGTCTTGATCAAAGCTATCAAGCAGTACAGGCAATAACACGTGGGCTTCCGCAGATTAAAGAGTTGGATGCAATTAACGACGCAGAATTAGATAGTTTAGCAACCAAAGCTGAAAAAGCCTATGACGATTTAATGGATCTGGGCATGAATGTAGAAGTACGCTATAGCGGGCGTATTTTTGAAGTAGCGGGTACAATGCTTAAAACCGCAGTTGATGCTAAATCAGCTAAAATTGACAAAAAATTAAAAGCCGTTGATCTACAGTTGAAAAAACTAAAGATCGATAATGACAACAATACAGACCCTAACGATGTTCTAAACGGAGTTGGTTACGTGATTACAGACCGTAACGAGCTGCTTAAGAAATTGGGTCAAAAGAACTAAATACAACTATGAAGACTTTTAAAGATTATCTTGTTGAAAACAAAAAACTTTACAGCTTTAAGATTAAAGTTGCTGGAGAAGTACCTAAAAACTTTCAGGAAGAGTTAAAGACTCGACTAGAACGTTGTAAGGTGGCGACCTTGGAAAAAGCATCAAAAACGCCAATCCAAGCATTGCCAATAGATTTCCCAGACCATCCAAATTCAGAAGTAACAATTTACGAAGTAGCATGTGAGTATCCGATTACATCACCGGAAATCATCCATGATATTAAAGAACTTGGGCTTCCTGAAAGTTGTTTCCGTGTAAGAGGTTCAGGCGAGCCCGGCGAAGAGCAGCAGGTGTTAACCGATGTTGAAACTTCGAAGGATCCGTTACTTACTGATTCTCAGTATAAGGAAACAGGAAAAGTTACTCACAAAGATTATTTTGGAGATGACTTCAATAAGAGTTTCTTAAAAGACTTGAGCAAAGCATCTAAAGAGCGTAAAAAAGAAGGCACTCAAGTAGAATACAAGATTTCAAAACAAAAACAAGACAAAGCGGGTATGCAATCTCCTATGAGCAAAGCACCAGCCCGATCAAAGGACAAGTAAAATGAACTTTCACCAGTTACTATCAAAAATGCAAGAGTTAGATCAACCTGTAACAACAGCACCAACTAACGAAGCAACAATTGAAGAATGTGGCGATATGCCTCCAGCTCCGATGGGAATGGAACATAAAGATACTCCACCACCAAGCATGAGCGTAAATCTTAATGCTCAAGGTTTAGATGACATTGCTGAATTAATGAAGTTAATGACTAAAGTTAATCCAGACATGATCAATCAACCAGATAGCATGCCAGACCACGGTGTGGATAAATTATTACCTCCACCTGCTGGCCCATCAATGGCAGATCTAAGAGACAAAATGATTGAGCCAGAGCCAATTGATGCAGACGGTGAAGAAGACGGTCCTTTAGATCATGATGATGATGAAGGCATTGGCGGTGAGATCGCAGGTAATGCTGCTGGATCGTTAGCAGGCGGCGCACTTGGCACAGCAGTTGGTGGACCAATCGGCGGTGCTATCGGTGGCGCTGTTGGCGGTGTTGCAGGTGGCGCACTTGGTGACAAGATCACAGGCGGCGAAGAAGAAAAAGAAAGTTTTGCCAACTCACTAGACGGCGACGAAGGTCCTGACTACAAAGATACAGATTACATGGTTAACAAACTTGCTGGTGGCATGAACAAGCCAAAGGCAATGGTTAAGCATAGTTACAAACAAGGCGACAATCCAATGGCAATGCCAGAAAGCAAAGACGAACTACGTGCTGCTATTCGTGCAGAATTATTGCAACGCCTATCAGAAGCTAAAGGAGCAAAATAATGCCAAGTTTATATGGAACTACAGCAACAGGTACATCAGTAAACATTGATGCTAATGCTAGAAAATTATTAGGTGACGGTGCATCTGGTGTTGGTCCTTACACTAGTTTTGGAACACCTCAATTACAGGCACTTAAAATTGTTTCTGCTACTATAAATTTTACAACTACACCAACAGTGGCTGGTAGTAACTTATCTCTAGCAGTTAGAGGGTTGCAAGATATGGCAGAAGTTTACTATGTTGGAAAACCAACAGCTAGTGGAGCTAACCAATTTATTGCTTTAGTAGGTATCACTAAAACTGACTCCGGTAACGGATACGGAGCGTCAACTAGTATGGACGGATCGTATGAAAATATCGAAGATTCTATTCGTACAGCATTAGGTACCGCAGAAGACGACGTTACAGTAACCGAAGTTGCATTAACTGGATTAACTTTCGCTTAATTCTAAAAACATCAAACCAAATAGGCTCTCCGGAGCCTATTTTTTTCATTAAATAAAGTATGGCAAAAAGTTTAGACGGCGTATTAATTAAAAAAGCTCATAAGCAAGAGCGTTATACTCTTGAAGAAGTAAAACATCTTGAAGCGTGTATGGATCCGGTCACGGGCCCGCTTTACTTTATGACACACTTTTTAAAAATCCAGCACCCTGTAAGAGGCGCTATTGATTTTGAACCTTACGGATTCCAAGTAAGACTAATTGAAGCATATCATACCCATAAAGATGTGATTGCTATGTTACCACGTCAGATGGGTAAAACAACCTGTGCCTGCGGATACCTGTTATGGTTTACAATGTTTGTGCCAGAAGCACAGGTGTTGATTGCTGCTCACAAGTATGAAGGTGCGCAGGATATTATGAACCGCTATCGTTATGGTTACGAAAACTTGCCGGACTTTATCCGTGCAGGCGTTATCAGTTACAACAGAAACACTATTGAATATGATAACGGTGCTCGTATACAGGCAACAACAACTACAGAAAACACAGGACGCGGTAAATCTCTTTCATTGATTTATTGCGATGAGTTTGCATTTGTGCAACCACCAGAAAAAGCCAAAGAGTTCTGGACTGCATTATCACCTACATTGTCAACAGGTGGTCGTGCTATTATTACATCAACACCAAACTCAGACGAAGATCAGTTTGCTATGATTTGGACTGAAGCCAACAAGAAATTTGACGAGTATGGCAACGAACAAGAATTGGGAGTAAACGGGTTCTTTCCATATTTTGCAGCATGGAAAGAACATCCAGACCGAGACGATGCATGGGCGGCAGTGGAACGTGCTAAGATTGGTGAAGAACGCTTCCGTCGAGAGTTTGACTGCGAATTCTTGATTTTTGATGAAACGCTAATCAATGCAGTTAAACTAGCAGAGCTACAAGGTAGTGAACCTAAGATGACAATGGGTCAAACACGCTGGTATAAAGATATCGATCCAAAACTCACATACCTAGTAGCACTTGATCCTAGTCTAGGAACTGGCGGTGACTATGGTGCTATCCAGGTATACGAAATGCCTAGCATGATTCAGGTAGCAGAGTGGCATCATAACTTAACTCCTGTGCAGAATCAAGTAAAACACATGAGAGAAATACTGAAATACATACAAACACGTGGTACAGAAAAAGGCGGAAATCCTCAACTGTACTATAGTGTTGAAAATAACAACATCGGCGAAGCAGCACTTATGGTTATCAGCGACATAGGTGAAGAAAACTTCCCCGGATTATTCTTAAGTGAACCTATCCGTAAAGGGCACTTCCGTAAATTCCGTAAAGGATTTAATACTACGCATCGTACAAAAGTGTCTACTTGTAGCCAACTTAAAAATCTGCTAGAAACTAACAAAATGAAGATTAATTCAAGAGCATTGGTTTCAGAATTAAAAACTTTTGTTGCTAGCGGTCTAGGATTTAAGGCAAAATCCGGAGAACATGACGATCTAGTAAGTTCTACACTGCTAATTATTCGCATGGCAGATGTACTAGCGGACTGGGATCCTAAAATTTACGACAAAATGACTGAAAAAATCACAGAGGAATCAATGCCTATGCCTATCTTTATTAGCACAGGGTTTTGATAAATATACTTATGGACGCAAGAAACAACATAGCCAACGATTTATTTTACAAAGTACGCAGTAGATTCAGCGGCTTAAAATTAGGCAACGAAACTGGACAGATTACCATCAATCCAGACGAAGCTCGCTTTTTTGATTTTGATTATATGGAAGGTGAAAACCCAATCGGGCATGTTAGCATTAGTCTAGCAGAGCCAAATTCCATGAAAGTCTACTTTAGCCACGGAATTACTGAGGGCATGGATGACGGACAAAAAGACAATTGGTATGGTTTTTTAAGAGAATTAAGAAGTTTTGCAAAACGCAGACTGCTAAATTTCGACACACGCGATATCGCCAAAGACAATTTGGATCAACGTGATTATGCATTTTTAAGTCAAAATGCTCAACCAAAACCTACACAGTCGAATACAATACAAACACCTGTTGGAGAAAGCATTATGAGTGAAAGCGCAATGTACGGCACAAAGACCGTAAGCTATCAAAAATTAGAAGATACTAGGTTGATTATTAAACATAGTCAGGCCCTAGCAGACGATATGGCTCCTGGAGCAAGATCTAGAAACATATCAGGTCTATTCGTTGAAAATGCAGACGGGGAACGTTTTAAATATCCTTTCATTCACTTGGCAGGCGCCCGTGCAATGCAACGTCACGTGGCCAACGGTGGAAAACCATACGATGAAATTGGCGAAAGCATTATACAAATGAGTGAAGAAATCGCTCAATTAAAGAGTTTCGGCAACTATGTTGTACGCAACGATCTAATGAACTCGGACACAAATGAAGTTGTTGAGCGTTCAGGCGAACAACTAAATCGTTTACGTGAGCAGGTTAAGGCATTGGCAAAACAAAGTCACTACGCAGCCTACAAAGAAAGCTTCCAGGCACAACAACCATTAGAAATACCACAAGACGTTGTAGAAGATTTTACAGAAAAGTTTACAGTACGCAATTTTAAAGAAGATATCAAATCAGTATTTCCTGTGTTATACAGACTAATGAAAGAAGGCAATACCATAGGCTATGACGACATAGTCGCTATGACCACTACCGAAGATTACGATGATGCTGAAATTTCAGAATATAGTAATGATTTTGATAAATTTGAATCATGGGTAATGAACCTAGGCGAAGAATCAGGAATTACCAGCGAAGATCCTGAACAGCAACAGGCTTCAATAGATCAATTACAACAGTTAGTTGGACAACATTTTCCAGCAGGCGTTGACGGCAGCAATGCTATCGAAAGCCTAAAGGGTATCATAGAAGATCCAGAACTGTTTAAAAGAATTAAAGCACAAGCATCAGAAGATCCAGATAGCTGTGTAAGAGGACTGGTTAAAGATTGGTTAGAGCTAAATGCTCCAGAAGCACTTGAGTCTTTAGACTTTGGTGATTACGTTGACGATCAAGATATGGATGGACAATCAGATGTTGATCAAGGAGAACCAAGTCAAGAAGAACCAGCAGCTCCACCAGAAGAAGTTCCACAAGAAGCAAGTGATACCAATCATCCCGAGTACGACAAGCAAGACGATTATGAGTTATCACCAGCACAACGTGGAAAAGGCACAGACAAGTATCGTTTACCAGATACTAAAAAACACGATGATAGACATGCACGTGATTTCCGCAAGCGTTCAGGCCAAGAAGAATCTATGAATGTACAAGAACTTGCCGAATTTATCCACAGTTTCTATGATAAAGAAACAGGCACATTTCCTAAAGGCCCAGAAGGCGTTGCAGTTATGGTAGGCAAGAAATACGGCGAGCAAGCAGAACACGTTGCTCGTAAAATGGTTGAAAGAATGGCTCCTCAACAAAGTTCAAATCAAAATCCAGAATTAGCAGAACTAGCACGTATTAAAGAACTATCAGGCATTAGCCAAGGCATTAGAATGTAATAATTCTACAGAGTAAAATACAAGCACCTTCGGGTGCTTTTATTTTGGGCAAATGAAATCAAACTTCTGTGTCAACGTTTAGTCTAACTAAGGCGTTGTATATATATGTTAGGAGAAAAACATTATGAAGAAAGTTCTAGCACTCGCAGTTGCTGGTCTGATGACGATTTCGACACCAAGCCAGGCAAATCCGAATCACTGGCATCATCATGGTTCTCACAATCGTTACGATTGGGTTGCCCCGCTTGTGATAGGCGGCGCAGTGGGATATGCACTCACACGTCAACAACAAGTAATAGTACAACAACCTCCAATAGTGTATTATCCTAACCCTCAACCACCTGTGCCGTATGGTTATCATTATGAGCAAATTCTTGATGCTAACTGTAACTGCTACAGACTGGTACTTGTTTCAAACTAACCTTAAAGGAAATAAAATGAAAACAATCGCAACATTAATCGCAGCAGTGGCATTTGCATCAGTAGCAATCGCAGCAGAACCAGCAAAGGCTCCAGCAGCACCTGCAAAAGCAGAAGTTAAGAAAGTAGAAGAAGTTAAGAAAGACGCAAAGCCTGCAAAAAGTACTCCTGCCAAGGACGAAAAGGCAGCAGCACCAGCTGCTAAGCCAGCATCTAAGTAATAGTGCAGAAGATTCGGATGACGAATATGACAACGAAATTGATTTCTATGTTGCATATCGTCGTCCGGAGATCGTTAAAGTCGGCTATGTTATTGACCTAGACGACGATAGCGAGTTACCTACACACATTACAGAGAGACTAGCTCAAATAAGGGCAATGGCACTGGAAAAATACAAAGAAGTCTGGGGTTAATTACTCCAGATTTTTTTGGTAAAACAGAATCAAAAAAGTAGTAGATATTCGTTGACTTTACTAAATAAAAAGCACATAATAAAACATGTGCATAAGGCATATAAACATTTTAGGCATAACTTAAGGAGGCATATAAAATGGCTACATTAGCAGAAATTCGTGCAAAACTTCAAGAAGCACAATCAAAGTCCACAGGACAATCAACAGGCGGCGGCGACAACGCAATTTACCCACACTGGAATATGCAAGAAGGCAAAGAAGCGACTCTTCGTTTCTTGGAAGATGGCAATTCAGCAAACACATTCTTTTGGGTAGAACGTGCAATGATCAAATTGCCGTTTGCAGGCATCAAAGGCGAAACCGACTCTCGCCCAGTACAAGTTCAAGTTCCTTGCGTAGAAATGTACAACGATGGATCAGTATGTCCAATCTTGTCAGAAGTACGTGGCTGGTTCAAGGACAAGTCATTGGAAGAAATGGGTCGTAAGTATTGGAAGAAACGTTCATACATTTTCCAAGGCTTTGTTGTTGAAGATCCTTTAAAGGAAGATAAACAACCTGAGAATCCAATCCGTAGATTTATCATCGGTCCTCAAATCTATCAAATCATTCGTTCTGCTCTTATGGATCCAGAGTTGGATGAGTTGCCAACACACGCACTCAAAGGCGTAGACTTTAAGATTGCAAAAACATCTAAAGGTGGTTTCGCAGATTACTCTACATCAAAGTGGAGCCGTCGTGAACGTGCCTTGACAGATGCTGAACAAGCAGCGGTTGCACAACACGGTTTGTTTAACTTGAGCGATTTCTTACCAAAGAAACCAACTGATGTTGAACTTAAAGTTATGAAAGAAATGTTTGAAGCTTCAGTTAATGGCGAAGCCTATGACATGGATCGTTGGGGTCAATATTTCAAACCAGCTGGCATGAGCCAGAACACTGGTGATCCTAACAAAACATCATCGGCTAAGATCGCATTGCCAGCAGATGACATCGATCCAGATGACACTCCTATCGCAGTTACAGCTAGTGCTCCAGCAGCAGAACCAGCAGCCGCACCAGCAGGTGGTGATGGTGCAAGTCGTGCGCAAGACATTCTTGCAAAGATTCGCGCTCGTCAACAGTCGTAATTAAAGCAGCACAGGCCTCTGCAACTTAGTTGTACGCCTGTGTTATCATTATAGGAGAATAATAATAATGGCAAAAGCATTTGACATTTCTAAATTTAGAAAGTCTATCACAAAATCCATCGAAGGGTTAAGCATTGGATTTAATGATCCTAAAGACTGGGTATCAACAAATAACTTTGCATTGAATTATCTTATCAGTGGCGACTTTCACAAAGGTATTCCGTTAGGTAAAGTCACTGTGTTTGCAGGAGAATCCGGTGCAGGTAAATCATTTATCTGTTCAGGTAATCTTGTTAAGAACGCACAAGCAGCAGGCATCTTTCCAATCTTAATCGATACAGAAAATGCACTTGACAAAGATTGGCTTGAAGCACTAGGTGTAGATACCAGCGAAGATAAACTAATGAAACTGAACATGGCTATGATCGATGACGTGGCTAAAACTATTGTTGAGTTTGTTGCAGAGTATAAACAAATGCCAGAAGACACTCGTCCTAAGGTCTTGTTTGTGATTGATTCGCTCGGCATGTTGCTTACTCCAACAGACGTTAATCAATTCGAAGCAGGTGATTTGAAAGGTGATATGGGCCGTAAACCCAAAGCACTAACAGCACTTGTTCGTAACTGTGTTAACATGTTTGGTGCTTATAACATTGGTCTAGTAGCAACTAATCACACATACGCTTCACAAGATATGTTTGATCCAGATGACAAGATTTCAGGTGGTCAAGGTTTTATCTATGCAAGTTCGATTGTCGTAGCGATGCGTAAATTAAAACTTAAAGAAGATGAAGACGGTAATAAAATTAGCGAAGTGAAAGGTATTCGTGCCGCTTGTAAGGTTATGAAAACACGCTATGCTAAACCATTTGAAAGTGTACAAGTAAAGATTCCTTATGAAACAGGTATGAATCCATATAGTGGACTGGTCGACTTGTTTGAAGCAAAAGGGTTGCTCAAGAAAGAAGGTAACAGTCTTGTCTACACAACTAGTGATGGTGAAATCATCAAACAGTTCCGCAAGGCATGGGAACGAAATGAAAACCAAGGCTTGGATAAAGCAATGGAAGATATTTCTAAACACGGTGAAAAAACCGCTTCAGAGATAACTACTAATGTTGAACCAGACTTGGAGACTGTAGAATGAAAGAAGATTTAATTGCAGATTTGTGGCATGTTGTAATAGAACATATCCCAGAGAAACAACGTAAAGATGTTGCTGCTGATTTTGTTAACGCTTTAGTTGACCACGGCATCAAAGACAGCGTTCTCGATGGCTTAATGGG